TAATGCGGTCGGCTGTAGGTCTAATAAACTACGTGCTACTTTGTTTTTTCCTTCTTCCGCCATAATGTAATTTACACTTTATTAGTATATAATATTAAAAAGAAGTGAAAATTACACATCTAAAAAACTATGACAAGGAGTTGGAACTTAAGTTTTATGATTTCTTTTTAAGCTCGAAACCTTATGACCTAGATTATATACGCTCTCCTCATTTAAGGAGGCAGAAAATAGAGTCTCTATTCTTAAATTATTGTAAGAATTCTCAGGTATATATTGTCGAAGAGGACTCGAAACTTAAAGTAGCTGCTTTTATATTAGATTCTGGAGATTATTTAGACCTCACGTTTATCTTTATGATTACAAAAAACTTTAGCAGTCCCGATTTGATGGCTACTGCGCGAGGTATATTCGATCACGCTATGAAAGAGTTGGATAAAAATTACATCAAAAGCAACATAAGAAGAAAACATAAATGTCAATCGTTTAAAAAATTCATTGAAAGGTATGATAAAAAAGTCATAATATTTAACGATGAAAACAACACTGTTGTTTGGTGTAATAGAGATATAATGACAATCAAATTTAAAGTTGTGGGGACGAACAAGACTACTGCTCATTTAATGGGCAAAGATCTTTTGTTGCGTGGTACAGAAAAAATCAAACATGGTCTGTTAAGAAAATTCTCTGACGGGGAAGACATTTACCTACTAGACGAAAAAGGTATTGATTTTTTACCTAATGCCGTTACCATCTATGGGCATCTGTCAGACAATAAACAGAATGTCGGCAATATTTCTTTAGAATTCATACCAAACAAATGAAAACAAAAACCACTTTTTACAAAGTATACACTCGAAAAGGCGAATATCATCACGGTTACAGCGCCAAACTCGAAGGGTCTCGCGGATGGGCTATTGATTGTGCAAGGGTGGTCGGCGGCTATGTCACTCAAGTAGCTAATGACCTAGAAAAAACAGAGGAGAAGATATACACTCATGGAGCAGAAGCTTGATGTTGCAATTAATTAAATCTCTTTTAAAATCTTTAGAACTGTTCTTGACCTTAAAGAACAAAAGGTTTTATTATGATTTGCAAAAAGAGCATGATAAAGAAGAATATGAAATCATTAAAGAAATTGAAGCTCTCAGGCAGAGCGGCACTAGTAATGATGCTGATTGGGCTGACCTCTTGCGCGAAAGACTTACCTCCGAACGTTCGCGATTTAAATATTTATCAACCTTCCACTCTGAAACTACAGAAAGGGGAGCCGATTCCGACTAAAGAAGGTATTTATATGCCTAATACTGATGAGGTTTGGCATTCTGATGCAAGGTTTCGTCGTCTCGAACGAGAAGTCTATCCATTTAAATAATTAATATTTGAAAAAATATCAATGGAAAGTGGGCTTTTTTTTTATAAAGTGTAATTAGTATAACATGGAGCCAGAGAAATCTATACTTAAAGAGTTTATAAGTGGTGGGTGGATTGTCTCTTTTATAGGGGCGGTCGCTATGTGCGCTAGATTGCTACATGCTAATAAAAATCTGTCTTGCGTAGAACAATTCAAGAAAATCATAACAGCGGCTATAGCTGCGACTATTGCTTGGTTCGTTCTAGAACAAACAGATGTTTCATCTTTAACTAAAGCTATTACTTATGGTATCATTGGGGTCATTAGTCCAGAAGTTATTACTGGCATTGTTCGGATCGGGGAAAAATTCGCTAGAAACCCCGATAAATTTATTAAAAAATAATAAAATGGATTTTAAAGGGAAAAGACAAGTAATCAAAGCTGTCCAAAACTTAATTGGCGTTTCCGATGATGGTCGAGATGGGCCAATCACTTGGAACGCTATACTCGCAGAGTTATCCAAGGAGGGTGGCCCTACAGTAGGTGGAGGTATCGCTGATATCATGGTCTCTATAGCTAGGGGAGAGATAGGGGTTTCAGAAGTAGACGGAACAAACTGTGGCCCCCGAGTGAACGAATATAAGGCTGCTACTTGGTTAGACCCAAAAGCGGCTTGGCCGTGGTGTGCAGCTTTTATTTGTTGGGTAGTCAGAGAAGCTGTTGAACAAAAAGACGTAGAATGCAAACGCCCTCAAACCGCTTCGGCTTGGGATTTCGAAAACTGGGCTAAACAGCAATCAGGTAAAGGCGTAGAGCTTCGTAAGCCAACTAATGAGGATATAAAAGCGGGAGATATTGTGGTGTTTGAGTTCTCTCATATTGGTTTGGCTGTTGGAGACGTAGACGCTAAAGGATACGTTAAGACTGTAGAGGGGAACACGAATGGGGGAGGGAGTAGAGAAGGCGGCTCTGTTTTAGAGAAAAGTAGGCATGTTTCCAAGATAAGGAGCAGAATCAGAATTTTTTAGTGGACATAAAATACGTGAAGGTTAATATGGGCCGATGACCGAAGTAAAAATAAAAGTAGACCCTAATTATATTTTCACTTATGTAGTAGGCAACTCTATGTTTGAGCCTATAGAAAAGTGTATAGACTCCACAAGATACGAAGTCTATGATTCTTTTATTTACGATCTCAAAACAAAAGATTATTTAAATCAAGGAGAGCAATATCAAAAATTCTACATAGAGGTAGCCAAACTAAAAAAGATGGCTAAAGAAATGTCCCAAAAAGAGATCGAAAGCTTATGTAGGGAAATCGCTGAGATTGCTCCTGAATACGTAGAAATATAATCATGGCGAGCGCGAGTAAAGGGAAGGGTGCAGTGAAAACAGTGGAGTGGTGGCGGCATTTAAGACCTTTTGGGAAACGACGACAGAACAAAAAAGTCCGTAAAGATGGGGAAAATCAAATAAAGAATGAAGAATTATAGGCAAGTCCATATAATAGCTAAAGACAGAAGTTTTAAGTACGAACCTATAGCAAACACACCAGAGTTTAACGATTTAAATAGCGCTTTGACATATTGGAAATACAATAAAGACAAAATAGAAGACTGTAATTTTTACAAAGACCCGATTGTAATCATTAGAAGGGAAGTGAATAATGTGCTTGCCAAAGAACTCTGGGCTGCTACGCTGTAGCAGTTATGAAAAATACGCTCCAGATAACGACATTAGTCCTATTCGCTTCAGTCTTAGGTTTAGCCGCATGGCATGACCGCAATCCAATCATTGAGACAATAGAGACCGTAAGAGTAGTCTCTCCAGAAAAGCTAGAAGCTCATGTCACTTTGACTAAGTGGCAGCTTGATAAAATGCTTAGAGAGTATGAGAAAGACGCTCATCCATCTGATATGCTAAAATTCAAGACCCTTGTCAAGAGGGAGGGGGTTGAATGGAGAATATCCTCTACCCATTTAGTCAAGGATTCCGACCCATACCTAGCCCCTCAAGGAAGGTTCTTTGTGGTCAATCCCTCGTCCATTGATTATACTGGCGATTTTAAATCGTGCGTCGAATATGCAGAGAGTTATAAAAAGTTTCACGATTACATCGTAATAAGTGCGGAGTAAAAATTATTTTCTTGTATGAATTGTAGATATAATAGTCAAATTGTTGGAGATAATGGCTACAGAGAATTGATGATAGTAATCTTGAATGAGCGAGACAATCCTGTTGATTCTTGTTGTCATAGGTTAGACTCTCCAGAAATCCACGACTTAACAAGTGGAGAGATTGGAGCGCATAAGTTCGGAATTAAAGGCTGGGAGTTAGATCCAGCGAATCAATACCAAGGTTATGCCACGAAACAAATCGATTCATAATTACACTTGCTAGTGTAAATACCAGTATGGACATACTCATTCAACTGGTTCAAGATAACCCTTGGTTCGGCGTAGTTACAGCTGCTATAGCTTTCGCTTCAGCCATCACCGCTGCAACCCCAACCCCACAGTCAGGTTCGTGGGCTAAGATCTATAAGCTTATAGATTGGGCTGCGTTAAATATCGGTAAATCCAAGCAGAAATAGTCTAGTTTTCTAGATTAACCTCCTACCTATCGCAGGTAGGGGGTTTTTTCTTTTTTTTCTTGCAATTTTTAATTACCTTTGTATTATATGTATAGATGATTTCGAATAAAGCTAAAGGTCTTTCTGGTTCTAGTCATGTCGCTCACACTAAAAAGATCATGTGCGAGTCCACACAGCGTTACCACCACTCATGTTTATCAGCGGGATTGACCATAAAGAAGACGGGCAAGATGCAAGATATCGGCCATGTTGATTTTATTGTAGATGGAGAGACTGTGGATCTAAAAGGGATCAAGAACTCTATGCGGGAAGGCCGAATTCTTCTGGAATTCACTAATGTAAATGGTAAGACTGGGTGGTGCAACGAGAAAGGTACTCCTGTCTGGATAGCTTTTGATGTCGGAGCTTTCTTCCTTCACGTTAAAAACATTGATCTTTTTAACCTAGCTAAAGACAAATGTAATTTAAAAGATAGAGTCACAAAAGTAAGTGACTGCTTATATAAAGGCTACCAGCGCAATGGTAGGAAAGACTGGATGTCTATGGTTCTTCTTTCTGATGTTTTATCGGAGTGTAACCATTGGTTTTTGCCGTACCAAGAATACGACTTGCCTATCGAAAAGGTTCAGGGGTAATTTCTAAAATCCCCTGTTCCTTGATAACTTAGCCCATCATTATAAGGCTCGATAAATAATCCAGTAGTTACAGGGGAAGATCCAGTCCAACCTTTATATCGGTCATCAATATTATTGTTGTATTCCCTGATTAGATGTTGAGAATCCCATTCTTTATTCCCTTGCCCACTCAAAAGATACATGCCTGTGACTTCAGATCTAAAGTTTGCCCAGTCTCCTGATGATACTGATGCGCTAGAGTGTATTCTGTTTAATAATTCTTGAGGCATACTTAGAATTACACTTTTTTTATTAAACCTGAAAAAATCTCTTGACCAGAGTTAACTATCGCTTACTATAACCCCCAAGCTCTTATGGATATTTATTGCCACCGCCTGGGTAACGCCATATAATTTCTTTGCGCTTTATACAATTATGAGAATTACCCTATTAAAAATAGAGTGCCTATTTTTTAGCGCCTTGATTGGCCTGACGTTTGGTGTGTTGCTAGCCGTGGTTAGCTGCGTGAGCGTTTTTGTAAAAGTTCTTGTAACTTTTCCGATTGAGTTATATAATATAAGGCTGCTAGATCGCATACAGAAGAGGTTGGATGCGTTAAGCGTGGAGCCAGATGATATTTGGAGTAGACATATCCAGAGAATGGAGCAAAATAAAACAGAAAAAAACGATGAAGAACTTTGAGATTTTAGTAGAGAAAGTGGTTATTTGGGCAAGTGAGCGGGGCATCTTCGATGCCGCTAACCCTTTAGCTCAGTTAGACAAGACTCAGGAGGAGTTGAATGAAACAATAGAGGCGGTTCAGCAATCGGCATTTAACAACCCAGAGGTAGTTGATGGCATAGGGGACATGTTAGTGACGATTATTATTGCGGCCAAGATGCTGGGATTAGACCCTACTTATTGTTTAAATGAGGCATATGAGGAGATCAAAAACAGGACAGGTAAGATGGTGGATGGAAAATTCATAAAAGACCAATAAAGAAATGAACACAAAACAATTATTACAGTTGCATGATGACACATGTAAATCGTGTCGGGGTATAATGGAACAAAAAAATAGTGATTATACTGGCGGCAAATCATCTACAGACCCTTTCGCCAATTTCAATGCGTCATCTATCCTTGGCATTCACCCAGTTCAAGGTTTGTTGTTGCGCGTGATCGATAAGATCCAGAGAATCCGCAGCTTTACCAATGACAAAGAGTTGAAGGTGGCTAATGAATCAGTGGAAGATGCGTGTGATGATATTGTGAACTACGCCATCTTAGCTAAGGCCATGCTCATGGAAGAAAGATCCCAGATCGAACAGAACAAAACAAAATAATGAAAGAAGAATCCAAATTCGATTTTAATATCGACCCCGAACAACAGAATAGACTAAAAGAGCTGTTTAATCCTGGAGATAAGCTCAAATTTGCCGATTTTACGGCTCCTCCAGAAAAAAAGTCCGTGTTTTCTAGACTTAAAAATAGATTTAAAAAGAAAAAATAGCATGGATGTCGAAGAAAAACTCGTTGCAATTAAAAAAGCGGCAGAAAAAATCCGCCAGATCGACATAAGTAGAAATCTGGAGAAGATGGAGGTCTATAAATGTATTGAAAAAGAATTAAAATTAGACGCAACATCGGAGAGATATTTGTGGGAGTATGTTATGCTTGGTTTTAAATCTTACGAATACAGTATACAGAAAATTTTTCAGAAAAATGTTGACGAACAGAGTTAGCTCTTACTCGATCTTATCGAGATGAAGATCGCGGTTTTAATGTGGTATGATGGCGAGTTCGAATCTTATGGAGATAATTGTTATAAGATAAATAAAGTTTATTGTGATAAATATGGTTACGACCTAATAAAATCTTCAGAAAGAGTTTATGACTCTGTCTCTCTGCCTTTTAGGAAAGCACATTGGGAGAGATACCCGCTCATACTTAAACACATAAAAAATTATGATTATGTCGTTTGGGTTGATGCTGATGCATTCTTTTACAATATATCTCCCCCGATAATTGATTTAATTAATAAATATAAAAAAGAAATTTTATTTAGCGAAGATGATAACCGCCTAAACCCTCCAGCGGTAAATTCGGGTGTCTTAATACTCAAAAATACAGAGCGAGTTATTAATATAATAGAAAAGTGGGCTTATTCGGAAGAGTTGAAAGACAAGTATTGCGGTCGTAAA